TATGCAGTCACTGCTAACGCAACTAACACCTTCACTGTTTCAACCCCTGCAGATACTTCAGCAGTATCTCTTTCAGGAAAATCTGGAGCAGTTGTTGGTCTTGTGGGAACAATCAAGACTCAATCACGTGCTGCAGGCGCCGCATCAGTGGCAGCAGGCTCAGCAATTACAATCACACCTTGGGCAGCAGCTTCATAAACCTAAAACATATAAAAAAGCCCCTGATTATTCAGGGGCTTTTTGCTTTAAGAAACCATACGCCTGCGTCGTTTAATAGCCCTACGTTCTGACTCTAACATCCCACCCCAAGTTCCAAAAACATCGTTCTCTAATGCGTACTCCAAACAAGGTGTTTGGAACTCGCATTGAGCACATATTCGTTTTACAATTTGTTTACCTTTTACAGATTCTCCAGCAGTATCGGGGAAAAATAATTCTGGGTCTGTTTGTGCACAAGGTTGAGTGCCGTCAAATGACGGTGCTTTAATACCATCCTTTTCGTTGATGAAAATTCCACGCATTGCACGCCCCTGTTGGGTCATTTAGGCTCCCGTATCGTTTTTGGATGTATCGTAGTCCGTATTGAATTTGAAGTTTAGCGTTTGCTGTTTTGGCTACCTTATAGTTTCCCCAGGTAGTTGGCAAGAACTGGGCAATACCAAATGCGTGGGAACTCATATTGAGCGCTTTGGGATTGAAATGACTTTCGGAATTCCAGAGTTTATTTAGGCATAACCACTGCGACCTATTCCATCCTTGGGAATAAGTAGTGAGAAATGCAACAGCCTGTGGGTCAAAGTACTTGACCGTAGGGCTAGCCAAGTCCATCTTGGCCTGTGTCTTGGTAGTAGTTACAGTTAAGTAAGTAAGAGAAACGGTAACTGACTTCTCTGGCTTTACAGCAACTATAAGTGCTGAAGCTGGTGTCACTAGGTGAGAAAAGAAAATCATTCCCGCCAACAGCCCTGCGCCTACCTTCTTCAAATTAACCGTGAAGCTAATTCTGATATTAAGCATTTCTGCTCCTCTCAGTTGGCAAAAGGAGCTATCGCTAGCTCCTCTGTCGTACTCAACAGTAGCACATGCGTTACAAGTTAAGTCAAGTTGAACAATATATTTATTTTTACACGTACAAATATGTGCAAAATAGCGTATAAATAGACATATAAATACGTGATTTTTATACGGACAACTATTCTTTTCTAATAAAATAACTATAGAAGAATGGTTGATTAATGAGCATAGACGCCTGGATTGGTGTAACTTCCGCAGAAATTGGCATTTTAATAGCGTGTGCTGCTGGAGTTAAATGGTTAGTTAAAAAGTATTTATCTGAGCTTAGGCCTAATGGTGGCTCATCTATTCACGATAAAATTAATAAAGAAGTTATACCTATGCTTAAAGAGTTACGTGTAGACCAGGTTGTTATCGGGGAGAAGGTAGCAAAGCTGGAAGGTAGATTCGAGCAACACGTTGATGAAGCCGAATAATCTGATACGATTACTGGGCGGAAATTCCGCACGAAAGAAGGAACTATGAACTCAAAAGCACTACAAGCAGTCGTAGCGTCATACGCACGTTCTGCAGTTGCAGCAGCTCTAGGTATGTATATGGCAGGACACACTGACACCAAGTCACTTGGTATGGCAGCTGTCGGTGCCGTAGCAGGCCCTCTATTGCGTGCCCTTAATAAGAACGATACCGCTTTCGGTATTGGCGCATCTAAGTAACTTATTGTCTCTGGCAGGGGTTAGCGCCCCTGCCTTTGGCATTTCATAGGGTATTATTGGAACCTATTAAGGAGTACCTATGATTAAATGCGCTAACTGTGAGAACAAGGCAGATTACACAACTGCTGACCCAGGAGTTAATCCTGTAAATTATTGCGCCTCTTGCCTCCCTTCTTGGTTACGTCAACGCGCCTCATTAAATCACTTTCCATTAGTAGAGCCAGTAGTAGAAGAGATTCCTGCTCCTATTAAAAAGAAGACCTCTAAGAGTCCAGAATGAAAGTGACCCGCCATCAAGCGGTCCAAGTTCACCCAGTACCAGATAAAATACAAAACCCACAAGGACCATTCCCTAAAGAGTTGTTTCGTGAGTCTGAAATAATTTCAGATTATGAGCCTTCTTTTGCTGAGGATGGGGGGGACTTTGCTCCAGGTAGTACGGCGCAAAATAACTTTAATCCACCCAAGGTACTACGCTGCGGGACTTGCTTTGCTAGGGTTATGGAGAATGAGACCGAAAGTCATGTGTGTGAATAATGGCTAAACGACCTAGAAAAGAAACTTATTATAGTCGTTCTGCCGATGTCTCTAATCAACGTTTAAATATTGCGCTTAGGTCATCTGAAAAAGTATATGGAGATTGGGAAGTAGAAGACGCCAGAGAGACTGTCCCTACTTATCAAACTATGACCGCACCTACAACCAACCCACCTAAACCTAGGGCGCGTAAACTTGCCTATAGTAGGGAAGCCGAAAAGCTTGTTGTAAAGTTTAGAGACGGAACTTGGTGGGAGTACAACGACATTCCAGTAGATATGTGGAACGACTTAAAAGCCTCCGATTCAACAGGGCGATATTTAAAAAGTTCTGGATTAGACGAGCATGATGATATGGGGCCATTTAACCCTAATGAAATGACTGAAGAAACTAGGGTACTATTTAACTCATAATGAAATCTATCGGACCACTATACGCGGATGTTATTCAGTACTACCATCGTAAAGCCCTGCCTGTTATTGAAAAGGGTTGGACTCAAGAGACCGAGTTCCCTTACCGTAAAAGTAAACTGTGTTTAGTTTTTAGGGCGCCTTTTACACACCCTGGGTTTGTGTTGGGAATATGGGGTAAATCTGATAGACATATCCTTGAAGAAGACGCTGAGGAGCTATTGGCTGCTGCCATAGGATTGCGTAGTATGGGTTTAGAACCTGAAGAATTTAGGGAGTGGTGATGTTTAAAAAGAAAACTATATGGGATAAACCATTTTCAGAGAAAGTATCTAAGAGAGTATCTAAGATACCTACCTCAGAGCTAGAGATGTGGATTGACCAATCCCTATATGAAATTGGTAAATGTATGACTATGTACTCTAAAACAAGAGAAAACATCTATTTAGAGGAAGCACTGGTAGGTGCTGAAGCCTTGCACGCAGTAGTTGACGAATTAAAAAAGAGGGCTACACGATAAGCAGATTTACAGATTTATCGACAATTAGTGTATGCTAAGCCTTGCCTCTTCCTTCTCCCCGTGTGGCAACGGTTGGCCTGGGTTAAACACCCAGGCTTTCCGCTTTCTACTAAACTAAGGTTAATATGAGTGAGTTAGAATTTTTTGACGAAGATGAAGCGTTAGACGATATTGATAATGACCTTCCTCCTGAAGAGGATGACGAGTTAGATGAGCTTTCTAAAGAATTTGTAAAAAAACTTATTGACCGTTGTATTCAATTTATGGATGCGCTTGTAGGTCATCCTCTCCATCCATATCAAATGCCGTTAGCTAGGCGCATTATTGAGTCGGTATTAATTAACGATGGTGAAGAAGTTACTGCGCTTGCTGCTCGTCAGTCTGGTAAATCAGAAACTATTGCCAACACTGTAGCCACGCTTATGGTGTTACTGCCACGATTAGCCAAAATGTACCCAGACCTTCTTGGAAAATTTAACGACGGTATTTGGATAGGTATGTTTGCTCCCGTTGAAGGACAGGTAGAAACTCTCTTTGGTAGAACTGTAAATAGGCTCACTTCTGAACGTGCGTTAGAGATATTAGGTGACCCAGAAATCGACGACTCTCTAGGCAAAGTCCCTGGTGTTACACGACAAATTAAGCTAAAGAACTCTGGTTCTACTCTTATGATGATGACCGCTAACCCTAGAGCAAAAATTGAGTCTAAATCTTTCCATCTTATTATTATTGACGAATGTCAAGAGGCAGATGACTTTACAGTGTCTAAATCAATCTCGCCTATGTTGGCGTATTACTCAGGTACCATGGTTAAAACTGGAACCCCCACTACACACAAAAATAATTTCTATCGTTCTATACAACTTAATAAGCGCAGACAGACCGCACGCAGTATTAGACAAAATCATTTTGAATGGGACTACAGAGATGTCTCTAAATACAACGCTAATTACGCAAAATTTATAAAGAAAGAAATGCTGCGTATCGGTGAGGACTCAGACGAATTTCAGATGTCGTATTGTTGTAAATGGCTTTTGGATAGAGGTATGTTCGTTACCTCCAACATCCTTGATGAACTTGGCGATACTTCACAAGAAACTGTAAAGGCTTGGCATCGCTCCCCAGTTGTTGTTGGAATTGACCCTGCACGTAAGATTGACTCCACTGTAGTTACTGTAGTGTGGGTTGATTGGGATAGACCAGATGAGTTTGGTTATTTTGACCATAGAATTTTAAACTGGTTAGAACTACAGGGAGATGACTGGGAAGACCAATACTTCCAAATTATTCAGTTCCTATCTAATTACGATGTACTTGCTGTTGGAGTTGATGCAAACGGTGTTGGTGACGCAGTAGCTCAACGCCTTAAGATACTTCTTCCAAGAGCAGAAGTTCATTCTGTAGGCAGTAGCCAGCAAGAACAATCCAAACGTTGGAAACATTTAAAGGCGTTAATTGACCGTCGTATGGTTGGCTGGCCTTCTCACGCCAAGACCCGTCGTCTTCGTACTTGGAAGCGTTTCTATCAACAAATGTCCGATTTAGAGACGAAATTTCAAGGGCCAAATTTCTTAGCTCACGCTCCAGATGAAGCCCACGCACATGACGACTACGCAGATAGTTTGNCTATTGCTTGCGCTTTAACTATGGATTTAACAATGCCTTCTGTAGAAGTTAGTTCATCGCCTTTCTACCGTTAAGAAAAATTTTGGGCTTTAGGCACATTTTGTCTCAATAAAGCGAGAAACTATCCAATAGGAAAAAGGCCTTTTCCCTACTCTCAATAAGGAGTCTTAAATGACAATCGCACCATCACCTAAGTTCCCAGAGCGTCCAGGTACTAACTACGACCGTAAAATGTCACCTGCAACTCCAGGACAACGTGGACCACTTCGCTTTGAAGAAGGTATCGCAACCGATACAGATGTTCCACAAGAATTCACAAAGGGCGCTATGCAAGGATACGTTCCTGCAGCAGGTCGTCCAAACCGCAATGCAAATGTTTTTGAAAAACCAGCTGAAGAAACAATGCGCGAGCGTGCTCACGTAGGTTCAGCTGCATGGGTNGAAGCACCAGACACTCTTACAGAGTTCGCTAACGGAGCTTTTGCTGACCACGGTGATAATCGTTTTGAAGAAGNTATTCGCAACGGTTCCCACCAACAACGCTTGAGCCCTGCAGTCGTTCAAGACTAACAACACATAGAACTCCGCCCCCGTAAGCCTTCATAGATAAGCAGGGGGCGGTACCTATATTTTTTAAGGAGTAATTGTGGCCCTCATACGAGGTAAAGAAGTAAAGGAATCTCCAGACCAAACACCTGCGAATCCAAAACTTTGGAACATGATTACTACGCAAGCACGTTCTAAATTTGCTAAATACCCTTCTCCTGCTGCGGCTCACTGGGTTCATACCCGCTATACGCAACTAGGTGGAAGTTTTGTAAAAAACAAAAGTCAAGTTGACCCACGTTTTAGAGACTATGTGCACGAAGCTCAAGAGAAAAAAGAAGAAGAACAGAAGAAAAAAGTAACTAAACCAATAGTTGGAAAACCTATGGTTTACGAGGCAAAACGCTAAAAACAGATTTACAGCTTTGTCGACTTTTATGTTATTGTTTACCCACAAGGTTTGGGAGGGAAATGCGTGTCAGTAATTGAGAACAAGCGTACCTCTCCTTCTCTAGTCCCTGCAGGCAGCGTATTTGGACGCCTTGTGGCTACCTCTAATTATGAAATGCGACAACGCCCAGATGGACGAAATCGTTGTTTTCAAAAATTTGATTGCTCGTGTGGAAATTCTGTTTTCCTTGTTGGGTACTCAGTTAAGAATGGAAGTACCTCATCTTGCGGTTGTATACATAAAGAACAACTTAGCGTAATGATGACTACTCACGGTTTATCTAAAACTTCTGCCTATCGAGTTGCATTAAATAAAGCACGTCGTTCTCAAAAAAGAGCTGCTTTATACACCTCTAACGTTGAAAAGATATCTGCCTCAGTATTAAATGAAATTCTTGCAGAGTACAACAACACTTGTTGGATTTGTGAGATGACTTTATCTGTAGTGCAATGGGACCATGTTCATCCGCTATCAAGAGGCGGCTCACACACTCGTTCAAATTTACGACCATCTTGCCAACCATGCAACAGTAGGAAGAGTTCCGCACACCCGTTTACTGATGAAATGAAAAATAAAATTGCTGATGCTGTACGAGCAACCCGTACGCCACAGGTTATCCCTGTTCACGACGGAGAGGAGGTGTCTGACGTATGTCATCCATAGACTTTTCACCCCCTAGTTATAGAGCCGCATCTAGCGACTTAACTATTTCTATTAGCCCATTAGGGCTTGTTGAATTAGCTGA